CAACACATCTTAATAGGAGCTAATTAAAAATGGCTATTTCACGCGCACAACTCTTAAAAGAGCTATTACCAGGATTGAACGCATTGTTCGGACTTGAGTATGCAACATACGGTGAGCAACACAAAGAAATCTACGAAACAGAGACTTCTGAGCGTTCGTTCGAAGAAGAAACTAAGTTGTCAGGCTTCAGTGCCGCGCCAGTAAAGAACGAAGGTTCTGCAATGGCTTACGACAACGCACAGGAAGCGTTTACAGCTCGCTATACACACGAGACTATCGCTTTAGGCTTCAGCTTGACTGAAGAGGCTATCGAAGACAACTTGTATGACTCATTGTCTGGTCGCTACACTAAAGCATTGGCTCGCGCTATGGCGTACACAAAGCAAGTTAAAGCTGCTAACGTATTGAACAACGGCTTCAACTCTGCCTTTGCTGGTGGTGATGGCGTTGCATTGTTCTCTACAGCACACCCACTAGTTTCTGGTGGCGTTAACAGCAACACTCCGGCTACTCAAGCTGACTTGAACGAAACATCATTGGAAAATGCTGTTATTCAAATCGCTGCTTGGACAGACGAGCGTGGTCTTTTGATTGCTGCTAAACCTCGTAAATTGGTTGTTCCACCATCATTACAGTTCGTTGCAACTCGTTTGCTTGAGACTGAATTGCGTGTTGGTACAGCTGATAACGACATCAACGCTATCAAGAACAACGGTTCTATCCCTGAAGGCTACACAGTAAACAACTACTTGACAGACACAAATGCCTGGTTCTTGACTACTGATGTACCTAACGGCATGAAGCACTTTGTTCGTACACCTATGGCAACTGGCATGGACGGCGACTTTGATACTGGTAACGTACGTTACAAGGCTCGTGAGCGTTATTCATTCGGTTTCTCAGACCCATTGGGTATGTTCGGTTCACAAGGCGCTTAATACGCCAAGTGTAGAAAGAGGGGCCTTCGGGTCCCTTTTTTGTTTTAAAAATAGTTGCAACTTATTTAAAATAGAGTAATATTAGGAAAACCGGGATTAACCGGCTTATTAGACTGCCCCGGCAGACGCATACAAGACTGATAAGCTTAACTCTGTATGGAGATTCAAAATGGGTACAACTACTTTTTCAGGTCCAGTCAAGGCTGGTAATATTCCTAACACAACAGGTACAACCGTAGGCACAGACGTAGCTAACGTTGGTTATGTATTAATGGCTCAAGCAGCTGTTATTGACATCATTGGCGCATCAGCAGTTACAACAGTGGCTACAGTTCCAGCTAATTCACAAATCGTTGACGTTATCCTTAACGTGACTACAGTAAGCAATGACACAAACGCCGCTGCGGTTGTTGTTGGTGTTTCAGGCGATACAAACGCTTTTATCCCATCAACTTCTGTTAAGTCTCTAGCTACTACTCGTGGTACTTTGGACACAGAAGCCACTGATGTTGGCGCAACAGATGTTCAAGTTATTGCAACATTTACGGCTACTGATGGTGACGGAACTACTGGCGCGGCTACTGTTACTGTTCTTTACATCCAGAACAACAACTTAACTGCTTAATTAATCTAGGGGCTCCGGCCCCACTTAACAATTTAGGAGATTAATTATGGGTATGCAAACTGATGTACTAAGCGGGCATCTTGACGTTTCTGGGTTTATTATTCCCAACGCACGTGTTCGTGTAAAGGGTATTACTTATCAAGCTAGTGGTGGTGGAGCTGGTGTAATTGATATTTTTGACACTACAGTTGCACCAATTTCTGCAACTTATGGTCGTTCTGGCACGTTAGTTACAGTTACTAAATCAGCTCACGGTTTGCAAACAGGAGACCGTGTTGGTATTGCGTATAGCGCTGCTTCTGGAGCTTCTGCTACTAACGGTAATTTTACAATTACTAGGGTAGATGCCAATACTTTTACAATTGCAGATTTTAATTCTGGAACTGTTACTCCTGGAACTGCTTGTGTTTATGTAAACAGTGGCGCTCGATGGTTAACTAGTTTTGCCACAATAGTAAGCCAAACAGCGGCAGTAAGTGTACTTGTGCCTGGAGAAGGATTGTTAGCGGCTTTAGGTATATACGTAAACCTTACAAACACTACTTTTGCAACAGTATTCTATGGCTAAGTCGCCCGCTTGGACTCGCAAAGAAGGTAAGTCCGAATCCGGAGGCTTAAACGCCAAAGGACGGGCTTCCTATAATGCAGCTAACCCAGGGAAACCTGGGCTTAAGCGTCCTCAACCAGAGGGTGGCTCACGCCGTGATTCTTTCTGTGCCCGTATGAAGGGCATGAAGAAGAAACTAACTTCAGCTAAAACTGCGAATGACCCAGATTCACGTATTAATAAATCACTGCGTGCTTGGAACTGCAAAGAAGGCGGTTCTGTTCGTGGTGGCGGCTGCGAGATTCGTGGCAAGACTAAAGGCAAAATGGTATGAAAGACATCTTTAAAGACTTAAATGATGGTACAAAACATCTTATTGATGCCGCGTCTATCGCTACTGTATTAGGAACTCTTGTGGAAATGCTACCTTCTATTGCTGCATTATTTACTATATGCTGGACAGCAATCCGCATTTACGAAACCGATACTATTCAAGGCCTTTTGGGGAAGAAGAAAGATGCCGAGCTCAAGTAAAAAACAACACAACTTTATGGCTGCTATAGCCAAAAACCCAGCTTTTGCTAAAAAGGTTGGAATTAAGCCCTCTGTTGGAGAGGAATTTCTTAAGGCCGATAAAGGCAAAAAATTTAAAGAAGGTGGCGACATGAAAGAATCTAAAGCAATGGTTAAAAAAGAGATTAGCTTTATGAAAAAAGCTGGTGCTCCTAAGTCAATGATTAAGCACGAGAAAGCAGAAGCCAAAGGTATGAAAAAAGGCGGTATGGCTGAGTGCAAAACCATAGCTAAAAAAGAAGTTAAAGGCCACGAAAAGCGCATGCATGGCATGGCTAAAGGCGGCGGCATTGAAATCAAAGGCAAAACCAAAGGTAAGATGGTTAAGATGAACCGTGGCGGGAGCTGCTAATCATGGCTAAGAAAGACGAATTGCCACAGGCAATGGTAGACCGCATGGCTCGTGAAGAAAACGAAGCTGACCGCGAGTTAATTGCTGGTCCGTTACGCGCGTTAAAAAATAAAGTTAAAGAAGACTTAACTGGTGGAGCTTTTGTTGGCTCACGCTTAAATATGCCTTCTAATACTCGTTTAGGTAAATTAAGTGCTGCTGATACACGTTTACTTAACAAAACTGATGCTATGAAAAAAAACCCATACGCAACTGAAAAAGAGTCTGAGTATGGATTTAAAAAAGGCGGTAAAGTATCTTCAGCTTCTAAGCGCGCTGATGGCTGCGCGATTAAAGGCAAAACCCGTGGAAAAATGGTGTAATCATGGAACAGTTAGACTTATTTGATTTGCCGGAGCCAACAGCTAAAGAGAAGGAACAAGCTGCTAAGGACAAGGCTGAGCGCAAAATGGCTAAAGAAAGCGCTAGCCTAAAGCAAGATTCAGCAGACGATGAGTTTAAAAAGAAAAACCAACAGCGCCCTATGATTTCTCCTGGCGGTAACGTATTTAAAGGCGCTACAGCTAAAGATTACACGCCACAAGAAACAGCTATTGCTCGTAAAGCCGAGAACGAAGAGTTTAAAGACAAGCGAGTTAAAGCAAGTCCTTTAGTTGTTGAAGCTGAATTGGCTAGAATGAAAGAGTTAACCGCACCTAAGTCAAAAGGTGGCGGCGGTGGCGGTGTACCATCAGACAAGATGGACAAAATGAAAAAGATGAATTACAAAGCAGGCGGCAAAGTTTCTTCCGCCTCTAAACGTGCAGACGGATGCGCAATCCGTGGAAAGACAAAGGCTTAATATGAGAGCTAGTCGTGGTATGGGAGACATAAACCCATCTAAGATGCCTACAGGGAAGAAGAAAGCCCGTAGAGACGATACTGACTTCACGCAATATGCTGAAGGCGGTAAGGTCAAGTCTAAAGTAAACGCGGCTGGTAACTACACAAAGCCTGGTAAACGTAAAGCTTTGTTTGAGAGTATTAAGAACAGTGCAGTTCAAGGTACGGCAGCTGGACAGTGGTCCGCCCGTAAGGCACAATTATTAGCTAAGAAGTACAAAGCTTCTGGCGGCGGGTACAAGTAAGTGAGTGGCCTTGCAAAAAGTCAGCGCTCTCTTAAGTCCTGGACCGCTCAAAAGTGGACGACTAAGTCTGGGAAGCGTTCAAGTGACACTGGAGAACGATACTTGCCAGAAAAAGCAATTAAAGCGTTGTCACCTGCTGAGTATGCAGCAACAACCAAAGCAAAACGAGCAGGAAAAGCAGCTGGAAAACAGTTTGTAGCCCAGCCTAAGAGTGTTAAACAAAAAGTAAAGCCGTACCGAAAGGTTAAATAATGAGCACATCAGGTACAACGTCCTTTAATCTAGACCTAAACAACATCGTTGAAGAAGCTTTCGAGCGTTGTGGCTTAGAGCTACGTACTGGCTATGACCTAAAGACCGCTAGACGTTCTATGAACTTGTTGTGCATGGAGTGGTCAAACCGCGGCATTAATCTTTGGACAGTTGAGCAGCAATCAATTGCTATGGTTACTGGGCAGCCAATCTATCCGTTGCCTGTTGACACAGTAGACATCCTTGATGCAGTTATCCGTACAAACAACGGCAGCACGTCAAACCAGATTGACATCAATATCAGCCGTATTGCTGAGCCGACTTACATGTCAATCCCAAATAAGTTAACAACTGGACGCCCAATCCAGATGTATGTCAACCGTCAATCAGGCATGAGCAACGCTACGACTGTTACCTTAGTTGGTAATATTTCTTCTACTGATACAACGATTACGCTTAGCTCTACAGCTAATATAGCCTCTGTAGGTTTCATTAAGATTGACAACGAGACTATCAGCTACTCAAACATCAGTGGTAACCAGCTAGTTAACTGCTACCGTGGTCAGAACAATACTACTGCAGCGGCCCACGTAACTGGGGCAGCAATTACCGTACAGAACTTACCGTGCGTAAATCTATGGCCTACGCCTAACCCACCAGGCAACCAGTACACATTCGTGTATTACAGACTACGTCGCATGCAAGATGCCGGTGTTGGCGGTAGCTTTGAGCAAGATATTCCATACCGACTACTTCCAGCATTAGTAGCTGGTTTAGCTTATTACATGTCTATGAAAAAGTCTGAAGTGTCCCCAGACCGTATCATGATGCTTAAACAAGATTACGAGCAACAGTTTCAGTTAGCCGCTGACGAAGATAGAGATAAAGCGTCAGTAAGATTTGTTCCACGTAATATGTTCTATTACAGGTAAGCATGCCTACTAAGTTTGCGTCAGGTAAAAATGCAATTGCCCAATGTGACCGCTGTGACCAGCGTTACAAGTTAAGGGAGTTGCGTACCCAGACAGTCAAGACCAAGCCTTTTAAAATTAAGGTGTGTAAGTCTTGCTGGGACCCTGACCATCCACAGTTACAGTTAGGTATGTACCCTGTAAATGACCCGCAGGCAATACGTGAACCACGTCCTGACTTAAGCTATTTGGTTTCTGGTACAACTGGTTTGCAAGACCTGTTAACAGATAGCACAAGTATTCAGGGTATAGGTTTCCCTGCTGGAGGTAGTAGACAGATACAATGGGGTTGGAACCCTGTTGGTATGGGTAACGATTTTGGATTAACACCAAATACCTTGCTAGGGCAGGGACAACTTGGTACAGTAACGGTAACAACTAATTAGGAGTAAATCATGGGTTATAAATCAGGTGCAGACGGTATTACTAAACAGGGCAAAACTAAAGGTAAAAACCTTGGTAATTCAGGTCCAACAGTAGCGGCGCTGGAAGGCAAAGGCTCTAAGAGCTCAGGCGGCGGCAAACGCAACATTGATATGAAAACTATGGGTCGTGGCTTAGCTAAAGTTGCTGCTCAAAAGCGAGGTTAATCATGGCTTACAGCATGAAAAAAGGCGGGAAAGAAGTAGGCCCAGCTTCTGTATATGCTGAGCCACATACTATGGACGGTAAAAAGATGAAAAATGCTAAAGACGCAGTAACTAAGCCAGGTAATGGCGTGGACAAGGTTAATATGTCTGTTGGCGGTTACACCAAGGGTTGTTTTGACCCTATTAACAAGAACGGCGAAACAAAGATTCGTGGTACAGGTGCAGCTACTAAAGGCACTAAAGCACGTGGACCAATGGCCTAAAGGGTAAACCCTAATGAACTACGCTACTCTGTTTGAAACCATAAAAAGTTATGTAGAAAATGACTTTCCAAACCAGGACTGGACTGATACAGCTGGTTCAGGTACAGCTACGCTTACTGGTACAGAACAGATTAACATCTTTATTCAGCAAGCCGAGCAGCGTATATACAATACCGTGCAGTTACCGGTACAGCGTGTAAACGTAGTTGGTAGTACAACTGCTAACAATAAGTATTTAAACTTCCCAGCGGGTTGGTTATCTGACTTTTCTTTGGCGGTTATTGACCCTGTTACAGGCGCTCAAAGCTTCTTATTGGATAAAGACGTTGAGTTTATTAGAGAGTCGTACCCAGTTCCAACTGCTACAGGAACTCCAACGTATTACGCTATTTTTAACAACACTACTTTTATCTTAGGCCCAACCCCTGACGCTAGCTACAGCATGGAAATGCACTATTACGCGTATCCAACGTCTATAGTTACTGCTGGGACAAGCTGGCTTGGCGATAACTTTGATTCTGTTTTACTTTACGGTTCTCTCTTGGAAGCATATACTTTCATGAAGGGTGAAGCTGACGTAATTCAAAACTACACAGCCCGCTATACCGACGCTATGATGCAGTTGAAACAGTTGGGCGAAGGTAAGAACCGTCAAGATACATATAGAACATTGCAAGCAAGGATACCAGTACGATGAACTTAGATACAGTAGATGGTTTCATAGGTGGCAATGTTATGGTGCTTTCAACATCTGGGCGTGGTTTTACCCCAGAAGAGTTAGCCGAGCAGGCCCTAGACAAGATTGTTTATGTTGGTTCAAAGTCTCACCCTGTGATTCGTGAGCAAGCAGAAGCATTTAAAAATAACTTACGAGTTGTTTTGGTTCAGTATTTGCAGCAAGCGGTCCGCTCAGACCGTACGACTATTGCTAATCGTTTAAGAGAAGCTGGTCATCCTGAGTTAACTATTTTATTAAAAGATTAAGGAGTCCTTAAATGGCTATTACTCAAGCAATGTGTACGTCTTTCAAAGCTCAGCTTATGTTAGGTGTTCACGATTTCCGTCCTTCAGCACAAGCTGGCGCTGATACTTTCAAACTAGCTTTGTACACATCTTCAGCTTCACTAGATGCTAATACAACGGCTTACACGTCTTCAGGCGAAGCTTCTGGCGTTACTGCTGGTGGCCAATCTTTGACTAACACTGGTGTTGGTACAACAAATACTAACGCTACTGCTGGTACAGGCTTTACTGATTTCAGCGATTTGACATTCTCAAACGTAACTACAACAGCTCGTGGCGCTTTGATTTATAACAGCACACCTTCTGCTAACGACAACTCAAACGCAGCGTTAACAAATGCAGCTGTTTGCGTGTTGGACTTTGGTGGTGACAAGACATCAACTGCTGGTGACTTCACAATCATTTTCCCGACATTTGACGCTACAAGCGCAATTATTCGTATCGCTTAATTAAGAGGCTAATATGGCTTTAGTATTGCAGGATAGAGTTCGTGAGATAAGTACAACTACGGGTAACGGCACAGTTACTCTTAGCGGTGCTTATCCTGGTGGGTATCGCACGTTCGCTTCATGCGTACCGAATGGTTCAACTGTTTACTACTGTATTCATAACACTACTAACGGTGTTACTGATGAGTGGGAAGTAGGTTTTGGAACATACACAAGCAATACTTTAGCTAGAACAACAGTTTATTCCTCTTCAAACGCAGGTTCTAAAGTTGTATTCAGCGCTGGCGACAAAGAAGTGTTTATTACTCAACCAGCTGAAAGAGCCGTATTTGAAGAAGATGATGGCACTACAGTTTTGCGTCAAGGACCAATCACTGTTGTTGGAGATAACGTCACTTCTTACACAAGCTTTGGCGCTTCTTTAGGCGAGTTTTACGCTAATGACAATACCTTTGCACAGCTATATGCACAAAACTTAAACAGTGGTGCAAATGCTTCTACTGACATTGTG